CAAGTTTTCTTGAGTAATCACTGCCCACTGACGATTTTCTCTATCGTATCTTAAACCAAATGTTCTATAAGCAAAAATCTGATCAATCATATCTACAATAACATCGTCGACAATATCTCTTACAAATTTTGGTTTTATCTGCACTAGTTTAGAATTGTTAGGAATTATGTCATTGAAAATAATAGGACCTAATCCTGATGTTGTTACTGTTGTTCCATTTTCAAATACACTTACAACTTTAACCCATTTATAACTAGACGAGTTTTTAGCGTTTGGATTTGTAGTTGTAGTACCATCCGGTAAGAAATACTTGCCAGTTTCAGGAATAAACTTTACCATAGCACCTGGTTCTAAGAAACGAAGAGGTCCTTCTGTAAAACTACCTACAGAATAAACAATATCCGAAGAATCCTTGATATATCCTGTTGATCTGTTTGTGTCGGAAGTTGTTAAATTCCATTTTAAATTAAGTTCAGCATATTCTTGATTTGGAAATTCTGCAAGATAAAAATTTCTAACATTTTTATCACCAAGAATGTCGGTGATTTGATTTTCAATTACACTTTCAATATCTGTTCTTGTTAAAAATTTAAATGTTGATTTTTCGTCAAGGTATTCTCTATAAAGAACACCGTCGGTGCCAAACATATTGGTTTTGCTGTATTTTCCAGTAGCATCCAATATATCATAATATCTACTGATTCCACTAGCAGTTCTGTTTACGGATTTTACTTTAACAATATCTTGACTTACACCAAGTGGACCAATATTATAATCTTCGCCGGTTATAAGTCTGTTTTGTGTGTAGTATGTTGCAGGAGCATTATTTTTAATATTCTCTGACGATTCAGAACTTGCACCGTTATCAACTGCAACTTTTAGTTCACAAATAATTGTTAATGTTTCTGTTCTTCCAATTCTACTAATATAAGGAATTCTTAGTGTAACATTAGTAATACTTGCAGGAAGAATTGTAAAGTCTCTGTTTATACTTGTTCTATAATAAGAACGGAATGTTCCTTTTGGCAAGTTACCAAAAATACCATCAGAAAACACTAAACTAACTCTGTCATCAACTCTAGTTAAAACACTAAAAATATTTTTAATGTTTTTAGCAAGACTGTTGTAAACAATGTTGTTGCCTTCAACTGCTTCAACTTTTGTCCACAACTCGGATTCGTTTCCGTTTGCATCTAACTTATAAAGCCAAACGTCTGAATCGTTGATATTAGAAATGTCAACATCAATTTTTTGATTCGGAACTGGAAAATCTATTGTAAATTCTCCACGCTGCAACGAACCTTGTCTAAAATGTAAAAAGAATCCAGTTGAATTACTGCCTGCACCTTGTCCATTATCTCTATATAAAAATGCCAATTGGTTTTCCGGCAACGGCGGCTCTTCAACAATAGAACCATTTTCAACTCCAGCACTTACTACTTCAAATTCCATCGAAGTGTTGTTAATGGATTTTGTAAATGCATACACAGGCACTGTTGTACCTGTTCCAGCAAATCTATATTGTTCTGTTGGAATACCTGCTACACTGTCTAATTTAATCGGACGTCCAAAAGTATTTTGTACAGGCATTGCTGCATTTAGTATTTTAATAAACTGTTCAAACCAATCTGGATTAATGCTGTCATTCCAAACAATGCTTCTGCCACTGATGTTAACATTATTACTATCAATTATGTTTTCTGTAGTGCTTACAGAAACTATTTTTAACAGTCCGTTAGCAGGTTGATTTCTTCTTGGGTTGTATGAAAGCAAACGTGCTAATCTTAGTACACTTTCTCTACGTTCTGCTAATTCTAAAAAGTTTTCTCTCGAATTCAAATCCACACGGAAAGCAATGTTTTGACCAAGGAAAGCAATCATATCGATCAGCGCAAGATATTCGCTTGACTCAATATAGTCATTAAAATCCTCAGGATAATTAGTACGAAGATAATCAACCATTGTTCGACGTAGATTGTCAAAGTCATATGATTTAAAATCTGCATTTTTAAAAGATTGATAAACTTTTTTCCAATCTTCGGCTAGCAATAATCTATTTTGTCTATCTGTAGAAGACATTAGCACTTTCCTTACTTTATACTATATTTATGAGATTTATAAAGTGCGTAGATTAAAGTATGTTGTTTTGTCTATCAAACCTAAACTGTAAAAATTCGCTTATGCTGTAATCAAGATAGGTTAATTCGCACTGTATTTGAATACCGGATTCATAGGTATCTACACTTATTTTATCAACTGTAACACGTGGATCATAACGAACAATGTCTGTAACATTTTTAACAATTGCTTGTTTTAATGAATCTGTTAATGGTTCATAAAGAACGTCCCAGATAATAGTACCAAAATCAGGACGTTCTAGTTTTTCACCTATTCTTATATGAAAATGGTTAATTATATCTTGTTTGATTAATCCTAGATCATAACTTTTAAAATCTTTTGTGTCAGGATTTACAGTTGAAATACCACGATAGGCTCTACTAGCAATAGGTTTATTAACAACCTGTTGAGATTGTATTTTAAGATTTTTATAAAGATTCTTTTCTAGCGAACTCATAGTAATATTTATCGTGTGTTGCCATCTTTTGCTGTTGTGATTTCTCCAGTAACTGGTTTGTCAAAATCAGGAGGAATATCCCAGTTTCTTCTAACTTCTCTAACAAAAAGGTTTGATCCAACTTCGTTATAGTTTGTGACATTAAAGTTATCGTCTTGATTTCCTCCAGCAATTTTCCAAATTTTTGTATTTGGATCAACACTTGCTAAAAATCCAACATGCCCTTTGCTAGGATCTGCTTTTTGTGTAAAAACAACAATATCATTTTTTCTTAGCGTACTGTAACCTCTCCAATTTACTGCTTTTCCAAACGAAGCATACTGTTGCGAGGATGCAGTTTTCAAAAATTCAGTACCTGCTTTACTCAAAATGTAAGTTACAAAACACGCACACCACGGATATGAACGTCCGTCATTTGGTATTTCTTGATTTGCTGCTATGCGCCACGAATTGGCAATGTTTGGATTTGGCGGAGTGCCATTTTCGCCCCAACCGAGTTTTGCTGCTTCGCTTAATGCATATTCTATTGAACCAAAAATTGTATCTTTAGGTGGGGGATTTGTTGGCGATTCATATGCAACAAATCCCCCACTGTTTCCCAAGCCTCCGTATGCATTAGAATGCCCATAAGGTATATCAGTAGGACTTGCACTGCTGTTTATAGCACCTGCTGTGGTTCTAGAATTATATCTCGATAATTCTGCTGGATCAGATACCCATCTTCTCGGCGATAATACTCTAGTTTGTGGTATAACTACTTGACACATTAAATAGGACCTCCTCCGGTATTATTAGATGTAGTACTTGTTGACGAAACGTTTTGCAATGCAGCTCTTCCTAATGCATAATACTCGTCACCTGTTGTTCCGTATGCATCAGCACCACCTTCGCCATTACGCCACTTTTTCATGCCTCCTGCTCCTAGTAGGTGAGAGCCAGCAAGCATACCTGAAATAGTAAGTTTGTCATCACCTTCTCTAACACCGCCAACTCTTTTTAAAGTTTTTAAATTTCTGTTAGTATAGTCAAGCATTGCTTTTTCTTGAACTGTTGTATTAGCAAGCCATGCATCTCTAGAGGTTATACCATCTTTGCCTGTCCAATTTTCTGAAATTAACAATGCATTTTTTACACTATATTTTGCAGTAGTGCCTGGCTTTAGGTATCCTAAGTCTTCTAACGCTCCATCCCCAAATTGATACTTTCCAGAGAACCCAATCGAGTTAACTGCATCATAAGCATTGTTACTTTCTCGTTTACCAATTGCTCCAAGAAACGCTGCTGTTTCTGCCTTTGTAAATCCGTCGATAACACCAACAAGCTGACTTTCTGGCAACGGTTCTCCAGGTGTACCTCTATAAGCGTTGACATTCGGACTTCCGTCAAATGATTGGAAGCCACCTTCTGTGGTAGTGCCGTCGTATTGTGGGAAGTAAGTCGAGTTAACTGTTCCTGATGGTTGTTGTCTTGTTGGTGGTAAGAAAGTATCACTAGTCGGGATATTAAAGGAATTAACTGCCTGTGATCCTGCTCTAGTTCTTTCAGGAGTATATGCTAGAGGGTTTAAATTCTCGTGCTGATACCAAGGTTCGTGATTTGGTTGTCTTGATGTTTGTAAGGCACGTTTAGGATCTAATGTATTTACTGGATCCGGAGCAGGCGGTAAAGTAGCAGGTAACGGCGACGGCGGTGTTGGTCCATTTAATTGAATGTCTGTGTTTGCTTTTAAAATAATATTTCCACCCGCATCAACACCTACTACACTTCCTGTTTTAATTAGAAAACGTTGACCTGTATCAAAGTTAATATCGCCTACAGTAGAATTATAAATTGATCCTAATGCTTTGTTATGAATATCACCGTCTGTTGATATCTTTACTGCACTACAACCTTCAATGCCAATTATTCCCGTTGATCCAATTGATACTCCTGCACCAAGTGCTGTAAAATCAGTGTTGGCTACAAGCGTTACACTAGAACCAGCATATCCTGCAATAAATTCTCCTGCTGTTTGAGATATACTATCTGCTGCATTAAGAGAATAAAAATTACCAGTTGTCATACTAATACTATCACCAGTATCTATTCTAAGTTCTTTACCAACAACAAAATTCATATTTTCGTATGCAGTGAAATTGATGTCTCTATCAGCTGTAAAATTTAAATCATTGTTTGTGTGTACACTAACACTATCAAACGCATAGATGTCAATTTTACCGTTGGATGTTAATTCAATCCAAGCAGTACCTCTAGCATTTGATATATAAATCAAGTCTTCAGTATTATGCATTAATATTTGATGACCGGTTCTAGTACGAAGTCTAAATAGTTCATTTGCAGGTAATGTCGGATCTCCGTCTGTTTGATTTACTTTTAAGTTTGCGTATTCCTGTGGAGTATCTTTAGCGTGACCTTTGCGAAGAATTTTTTCATCTCCGTCATCCATAACAATACTATGCCCGCCAAGTCTGCTTGAAAAAAACAATTTTTCAGAATCTACGGTGCCTCGTGGAACTTTAGGTGCATTGGATCTTTTATCTAAAGGTCCTGGTGTGCTCATACCATAAACATTGCTAGGAACTTCGCGTCTTGCACTGCTTGATGTAAGTCCTCTGACATCGTCTTCAACAAGACCTTGTTCTTCCATACGCTTTAAATAATCGTCGTTTACAGGTCTAGGATAATATGTCGGCTGTGCTTGTCCTTGTGGATCAATTAGATGTTTGTTGTATTCGCCAACTGGAAGTTTTTTACCTTTGTAATATTCAGGAACACTTCCTGTAGTGTTCGAAGTTGCTGCTCTGCCGTCAGGAATCATAAAATTCATAAAGTCGTCCTGCACACATGCAAACCAAAATCCAAAGTCTCGGCGACCTTCTACAAAAGTTACTAAAACTTTAGATCCTACATCAGGTGGAACAGCCCAAAAACCGTAACTTTTTTGAGTGTTAGAATAGTTGTCAGCGCCGCCTGCACCATATATCGGTGTTGCTCCCGAAAAAGGCGAAGCATATTGCACTGTAACAATTTCACCATCTTGAGAATCGTTATCTGCTGACGATGTTGTTCTTAAAAGTTGAACTTTTAAGCCTCCCATAAATGTTTGATCAAGATGACCAATAACTTTTGCCAAGAACGGACCAGCAGTACCTGTGTTTACCAATTCTTGTGTTGTTCTACTTGTCTTTGTTCTTATTTGACGTGGAGATATCATTTATTTGCCTCTTTATTGTATTCCAAATTTAGTTGGATCACCTGGTGTAAATTTTGATGGTTGAATATTTTTTGGTGGCGCAATAGAACCGTTTTTATTAATTTGACTAGCGGCTGTTTCTGGATTGTTAACAAAACTTTCAAAACTACCAAATGTACCTTGTAATGCAGTAACTGGATTTTTTAACTGTTGTCCGATATTTTGCGAAAGTTCGGTTAAAGAGCCTTGTGGATTTTGTAATACCGACAATGCTTGTTTAATATTAGATTGTATTTTTTGCCCTGTTTCAATTAAGTCTTGTGCTTGTCCAAATAGTTGAAAAACTTGTGTTCCTAACAATTTTTCAATGCCTGCAAGATTCAATTGTCCAATTCTTGTAAATTTTAAAAATTCTTCTGGCTTACCTTTAATAAGTGAATTAAATGCAGATTGTACGTCCTCAGATAAAACATCAATTGCGTCAGTAATAGCAGATGTATCTAAATTACTCGAAAATGCCTGTACTAGCGAATTAGAAACTTCAACAGTTTCAGTTTGTTGATTTGGTCTACGAAGTAATGTTAGTTCTTGTGTAAACTGACCTTTACTAAACGTCGACACTAAATTAATTACTCGATATAAACCGTTGAATGCAACTACAGGGTCAATTGGCATTAGATTATTTTTTGCATAATCAATACCACTGTTAAAACTTAATAGCACATCGATTTCAGAACGTTGATAGTCAATTGTTTTATCAGAGTTAATATATTGACCTGCTGGACCAGCACGATAATTTCCAGCATCGCTGTCTGCTAGATAATACGGATCACCCCAGATTCGTAGTTTTAATTCAACGTTATCAACATCACTGTTTAAAACAAGCAAGTTAAACAGATTTGCAGTACGCATTTCATTTGTGTCGATTCCAGCGCCTGCGGTTCTTGTAGTTTCTTGTGTTATAGGAGCAATTTTTTGTTGCGGTCCACTTCTTCCCTTTGATTCAAATCCTGGACCGGAACTTACATCATAGTCCTGTCTATCTCTGTTAGGAGCAACAACATATGCTGTATTAGAATCAATTCCAGATTGTAGATTTACAAAAGGCTTAAAAAATGCACTATTAACAAAAAATTCAAAGTCAATAATGTCTGTGTTTTTTCCAGTATACGAATAGTAATATGCTTTAACACAATCATTGATATTAGGAACGTAGTTATATGGAGTTGAGGGTTCTTGAAACTTACTACTGTGTATTTTCCAAGGAATAACATCGTAGATATATCTAAATGCTGGTTTGCCACTGTTTTGCATTTCTTCTGTGCTGATTATTTCTAACTTGGCATCTATTCTAAACCAGTCAACCATACCTTTGGCATCTGGCTGTCTTTCTAATAGACCTTGTCCCCAAGTACTTGTTAAAATAACATCGTTAATGATTTGTTCAATTTTAGAACCTTCATTAAAGTAAAAAACTCTTGAACTTTTATCAACAGCAAAATTTTCAAACTGAACTGTCTGATCATCCATAGACACTGCTTCTAAGCCAAAAAGATTTTTACCTAATTCACTAAAATCTTTGATAATTGTACTGCTTCCGATATAGTTTGTTCCCCCGGAAACTGCACTTGTAACAGCACCCATTGATATAAAAGAAGAAACTATATCGTTTGATTTTCCGTACCCAGATGTAGTACCTTCATTTGGATCAGGAAAACGTATTACATATTCGTCCTCAACCTTTTTTTGATTTAGTACAACTTTTTCAAGTTCTTGTCTATTCAGTGTTTCGCACAAATTATTCAGTTTAGAAGCAACTGTAAGTCCATACATTTCAACATTTGTTCTTATGTTTTGCACTTCATCAGTAAAAGCAATGTGATTATAAGGAATTGCAGATATATTATAAACTGTACCGCCGGAATCAACTTTAAATTTACAATCAATTAATTTTATAACCAAAGTTCTTTTTTCGACTATTACAGGAGTATCAGAATCTGGTGTCCATCCAACAAAATCGCAGGTCAAAAAGAAAGGTGCTTCAAGGTATGAATTCTTTGTATATCCTCCCATCTCTGCGCCAACTACCAATGACTGAAAAAATAGACCAATACTGTAGGGTTCTGTTACTGTAAAGTCAATGCTAATTGCACTAGAAACACCTGTGGTAGGGTTAGGCGAAATCAACGATTCTATGTTAATGTCATCAATAAAAAATTCTAAATTTATTCCTAATTTATTTTCAATGTCAGTTTTAACAGGTTTGTTAGGAAGACCACCAGATTGAATTATTACTAAATTGCCGCCTGTATCTTTATAGGTACTAGGATTTTGTAATTCACCAGCGGCTATTACCCCAAACGACCAACGATAGTTGTATGATTTGTATTGATGTAGAGGATTTTTTAATAATGCCATTTTAAATTCCTATAATACTGCTCAACAACGAACCTTTTGGCAAATATATTTTGTTTCCAGGTACAAAGTCAAAGACAGGATCCTTAAGAACATCCATGTTTCTAACTGCAAAGACCCACCATAGTTTAGCACTTCCATAAAGGTCAAATGCCAGTAGGTCAGGTCTGTAAGTGTACTGAGGTTGTATTTCGTACAAGATATCGTCGTCTCTTGCTGGAATATTTCTCTTGGTATAAATTCCCAAGTAGTTGTTTTGAACTATTTCTGTTTTGAACCACGGGCTGGTATTTGAATATTCAACCATTAGATAAATCCTCTGTCACTGCCAATGTATCCACCTTTGGCAAATTCATCAAGATTAAATTTGCTTACTTCGTCTCTGCTGTATGTTGGCGATACTGTAACGTTTAATCTGCTTAGTGTAGGAACATAGGT